TATGCCACTTGCGGCCTTGTCAATCTTCTCTATAACGCGGATGATGTTGTCATCCATCTCCTTGAATAAGAGGTCAACACCGACAACGAGAGGGCTTCCGCTATTGTACGTTATCGTACAAGCGTTGGTTGCATTTTCCATCCCCTCGTTCGTGTACGAGTCGGGGGTAAACAAAAACGGCTGAGAAACAAAGGAGGGTGCCGTAAACTGCGAAGTAGCCGAGTACTCGCCGTTAGAATACCTGTAGCGATATGCAAACGAAATAAATCGCTCCTCCATATAGTTGTTCTGCTCGTCGCCAGAACTAAAGGGGACAATAGGAGGTGAGTTAAGGGGTGGCGCTTTAAGCACCATAATATCTTGACCCAGCAGATACCAATCTATAGACCCCGTGGGGTTGGGATAGTTGGTACTGACATTGATGCGGCGCGGAGAGTTCTTGTCGTCGGTAAAAAACAAGAGGTCCTCCACTAAATCAACGCCAGTGATGAGGTGGTTGATGTCGAAGTTGAGCGTCGTATTGAAGTTGCCTCCGTCATCAATACTTACCACATGGTATGTGATGATAGAGGTGATGATATTGAACGACACGATAAGGTCGAGCTTTCCCGTAAGCCCGGCGGCAGCAAAGTTGGGGTCGTGAACAAACCAATAGATGGTCTCGTTGGCTCCGTCGGCGTAGGCTCCGATGCATGTGGCCCCTGCGCTTAGGGCGTCGCCCGTAGGGGGGTACACCAGCGTAGTGAGCTGCGTATTCCCCTTGGTGTTTTCTACCGCCCCTATCTCGGAGTCTTCGGTAGAGCCCATACGGATATTCTGCGCGTCGATATACTCGCCTTGGGGGACAAGGCGCTCGTCGACGCTCTTGTTCATGCGCCCCTTGATGAAGTTCCGTACCAGATTTGCCATTACTTAATCCACTTGTCGCGCCCGCGCATATTCATAAGCAAGCGCCCCGGGTGGATATTGCTCACGCGAATCTTGGCGTTGCGCAGTAGCGCGTTCTTTTTCTTTCGGGCCCGGCCTACTATATACTCCTGCACCCCGAGCTTGGCATCGAGGATAGCGTATTGGATGTATGCGTACACGTATTCCTCAAACAGCTTGTTCACGCTAATCTCAGAGTTATCGCCGCCCTCCATGCCATCGCTGACGTACTCGAGGATGCATAGCTCTCCGGCCATACCGCTGCTAAAGTTGATGACGCCACCCTTCTTGTTGATGCTGAAGGTGGGGTTGGCATTGGCCGTCTCGGTATTGAGGCCATACCGCGCTCCGATAGCCCAATCGAAATACCAGCACCCCTCGTAGAAATACCCTTCCTCGCCATTGAGGGGGCTGTTCTCGTTGAGGTATATGCTGCGCTTGGTCCCCTTGATGCGGTCGTAGTCGATAGTCGAATCTTGCGGGCGGAGGATGCCCCCGTTCTGGTCGAAGAGGATGCGGCAGTCGTTATCCTGTAGGTATGCAGAACTCCAGTTCGTCTGGATATTCTCCGTTAACGGTCGAAGGATTCCGTCCTTATATAGGGAAATGCGCACCCAGTTGACATAGTCGGGAGGGAGCACAAAGCGGAGCGTGTCGCAGACGTCGAGCTCGAGAATCTTAATCTCCTTGAGCGAGTCGTAGTTGAGCTCCTGTATAGCCCGCTTGGCATGGAAAAGAATCTTGTAGCGCTCCTCGTTATTTACCAGCGAGTGGTTGCCGCTGTACATCAACAGGAAGTTGTTGACGATATCCTGTAGCGTAACGTATTGGTAGCTGCCCCAATTGGCATCCTCAGGAAGGGCGCCGTTGTTCTCGTAATACTGGTAGTCTGTTATGTATGGCATTACTGTTGGGCTTCTTCTGCGTTAGCGAACTGATAGACGTCGCCCTCGCGGATGCTCATGCCCGCCAACTGCAAGATGCGATATACCAGCCTTGGCTCGTCATCGATAGGCAACTCGAAATCTTGGTAGTCGGGGGCAGAGGCGTTAAAGACGGGCTCCCCGCCGGCGAGCAGCGCGTTGTACGTCCACTTCGGGTCGAAGGGGTAGCGGATGTATTGGGCCTGCACATCGCCTGCGGTATTAAACGTAGCGGGGAAGACAGTGAGGTCGTTAGATTCCACCACGTAAGCGGGGTACTGCGTAGAGGGGGCCGTAAGCAAGGAGTTGTTGAGCATCGTAATGCGGCTGTGACCCACGGCTTCCGCCTCAGCGGAATACGTACCCCCGTTGAGGCATAGCACCTTGTTTAACAGGTAATAGTCGTCACCGGTGGTTGCGAGAGATGGAACGCTGAACGTATTGGGCGGCGCCCCGGGGGTCGTGCTTTGCGCAAGGACGTTGGTGACAGAGAAGATATCGATGGACTCCTGAACGCTCTTGTTCATATCGACGTAATCTGTTCCCGACATGCGGGCGTTCTCCGCATTGATAACCTTATTCAGAAGGGTGAAGTACCCTTCGAAAATCTCTAGCTGAGCCTGCTTAGCGAAGAGGTTGAAGTCAGACGGAGAGACGTATCCGTAGTTGTTCTTATTGAGAACCGACAGTACGGTTTGACGGACTGAATCAATCATTGCCCTAAGATAGAGCCAAACGAAAAAGCCACCCGAAGGTGGCTTTCTCTAGTAGTAAGTGGCGCCGATTAAAAGCCAGAGCCCGGGTAAGGCAAAAGCCTAACCCAATTGTCAGAGTAGTTGCCTTGACACAGGTCTTCAATGCGGTTGCAGAAGTCATCAATACGGACTTTTATCTGGTCAATAGTAGCGTTGTATGGGGACACGGTGTACGCATCCCACGGCTCAATCCATTGGCCATCGGCGGGCTTTGTCTGTGGCTCCATCCACATGTCATAATAACCGTAACCCATTCCATAGAAGAGGGTAAAGTATCGCATGTCTTTCAGTGGGGTCCTAGTTCTGGCACCATCCTGACCCAGAAAAACAACTTCTCCGTTAAAGCAGTTGATGGGCTGATTAAGCTTCAGCGTGTTATCATCTACCACTTCCACCACCCGGTATTCAGGGAGCGGCCAACTAGTTGCGTAACCATTCCCAGAATACCAAAGCTGTAGGTAGTCAGGGGCGGCGTCCTTTTTAGTAAAGGCTGCGGGCTCTAGGTTTACCGATGTGAAGCGAACGAGATATGCCGAGTCGACGTTGGCGGCACGATATGCCACGAGCGTGCAATCTTCAGGATTTCCGACGTCGTCAGTGAGGATGAAACCGTTGTCGTTAATGCCTCCGATAGCGCCATCAAAGGTGACCGTGGTGGTAGTAACCTCGGTAACAAACACATGAGGCACATACCAGTCAGTGTTAAAAACCAAGTCGCCCACCTGAAATACAGTGGTCAAATCAGTACCCACCGAGGTCAGAATGTTTGTCGCAGTGTCATAACTATCTGCGCCCAAGAAATCGTAGCTCGCGTCTGGCAGGTAGTCCGCACCAGTGGTGTATTTAGACTGCTGCTTTTGTCCAAAAAAAAGGTCTGTCATGTCTTAACCTGCGTTAATGTAACCCGAAAAGTCAGTATTAAACAAAACCGGGGGTTGCGAAGGGGGGTAATAAATGGCGGAATCACTTTCGTATGCGTTCCGAATCTGCTCTTGTAGCCACAGCGTGACGTTGTTATCAGTTTGGGGCCCAACTAAGGGCACGTTGAGGTACTGGCGACCCTTCGTCAAGGACGGGGTACCCTGCCTGAAAAACACATATACCCCATCTGTAGTGATGTTCGATTCAACGGAAAGCACGTCTGTGATGTTGAGCAACAAGCATGGCGAATACGGCCCGTCGGTGCCGTCCCAACTCACGTGACCGCCCCAGTAGTCAAGGCGTAAAAATTTCAGCTCAGGATTCATTTTGGTGGGCTTACGTTGTTATCAATACGCGTCACGGCCTCGATAGGAAAATCGAAAGGAATTGGCTGACCGTACATTGGTGCGCCGGGGTTGTTAGCTGCCGTAAAAAGCTTGTTTAGCCAGCTCGTAGTTTGCAGGACTGAAGGTCGAGATGGGTATGCGTCAGGAATCTTTATAAAAAACCTCGAATCGGGGTTAAAACTATCTGCCGGATTACAAACTGACAGGCCGCCAATGAAAAAATTAGACGAGTCTCGGTTGTATTCAAACGCTCCAACCGCCCTCGCCGGAATGTACACGTTGTAGGGCTCCCCACTTAGGGGAGAGTCAACGCGTATTGTCAAAAAGTTCATCATGCGTGTGAAGATACTAAGCCTCGATTAAAACATCGAGAGCCCGGAGGTGGTCGAGGCCCTCGTCGCTGAGGAGGTAGCTGGTGGCCAAAGCCACAGGGTCTTCGCCGAACGGAACGGTGACCAGCTTCTTCTTGTTCTCAGGGCCGTTGAACCAAATCTCGGTCTTGTTGCGGCGGAAAGACAAGAGCTTGTCGTCGAAGAACCTTTGAATCTTAGACTGCAACTTCAAGTCCGGGTCGTTGACTACGCGCATAAAGGTGTGTGGGTCGCGGCGCACATAGATGAGCATATCGCGACGCAACTCCGAGGTGGTAAGCCGAGAGGGGTCGATGCCAAGGAGGATGCGAGAGACGTGCTCCAGAGCTTCGATACTCATGTTCTTGCACTCGACAAGGGCGTCGACCTCAAGGTTAATCTGTTCAACCTCAGCGCCAGCATCGCGCTCCTCGTTGACTTCCTCATACTTGACCCCGTTCATGGGGTGGTAATGAAGGAACTGCTGGAGCACAGGGTTTGATTTTGGAACATGCAAAAATCCATCTTCAAAAACAATGGGCTCTACAATGGCGTTGCCGTCCTGCTCATCCTCGAAAGGACTCTTTTGATTTCGGGCATAACGGAGGGGGCGATTCTCGCCCTTGCTATCATCCCAATACAGGAGGGGTTTGTTGGCTGCCCCGCGACCGGGAATCATGAACGCCAACGGAGTGGCCTTCCGCGTTAAGCGGTACGTTTTGTTTTCCATTCTAGTTTTATTTAAGGGGTGGATATAGGGGGCGCCCAACGCGCCCCCCTATCCGATTAGCAATTAGTCTTCAAACAAGAAGAAGTTGTTCGCTCCCATCGTGCATACGGCACGCTCAGAGAGGAAGTTGACCTCCATCGCGTCGATGTCGTTGGTGGCAGCGCCGCCAGCAGAACCTGTAATCCAAGTCTTATACCGGCGGTCCTCAGTCTCTGAGGCGCGGTAGCGGACGTGGAGGAACGGACGCTTGGCGTTCTTACCGAGCACTTGGTCGTAAACCGTGGTACTTCCAGCGGGAACCATCATGCCGTTGATGCCGCCAGAGGCGAGACCACCGCGCATGGTTGGGTCGTTCAAGTACTTCCAGTCAGACTTGTAGAAGTCGTAACCACGGCGGAAGCCGGTGAAGCCAAGGTTGAGCGCCATCTGCTCGTCGTTGTCGAAGAGACCGTAGCTCGTACCGCCGGCACCGTAGCTGTTCTGAGCAGCCAGCATGTCGTCGATAGAGAACCCGAAGTCGCGGTTGACAAAGATGACGTTCTCCTCAATCGCGCCCTGCTTATCCAAGCGAGAGATGATGGAATCGAAGTCAGCCAGAGCGGCAGGGATACCACCGGACCAGACGTTACCACGGGTTTGAAGGGTATAGAAGATACCGTCAGAGCCCTTTTGCCCGACAGCACCACCGTCGTAATTAGCGCCAGTGGCAGTAGCGGTAGAGGCACCTGAGCCCGCCTCGGCAGGAACAGCCTCCAGCATCGCGGTCTCGAGGTAGTCGTCGAAGCGGAGACGGGTTTCGTGCTCAGACTTCAAGTACCACAAGTATCCGCTCGCACCGTTCTCGGTGGTCACTTCAATCCATCCAATCTGCGCCATGTCGGAGCCATTGACGGCATACCTATCCTTGAGGATAATTGGGCTGCACTCAAACAGGATGTCTTCAGCCTCAAGAGAGCCGGACATGCCAGCGCCGCCCTTGGCGAATTCAGAACCGTAGATGAAGACGGTAACGTCGGAGTTACCTGCTCCTGTACCTGCGGCAACAAGACCTGTGGCCTCGTAGAACGCAACCTCAAAGGTATTTGCGGTCGTGTCTACATCAATTACGATGGCCTTGTTACTGCCAACACCAGTGTTCTGGTCAATCATAACGGTTTGACCGACGCGGATAGCGATGGTGTTGTACGTTCCTGTAGAGCCCGTGGGAGCAAGGTTGTCGTTGACTTGGAACGTAGCCGTATTGGCGCCAAGAGCATCCGCCGTACCCACGTCCGTATACTTGGTGTGGAGACGCCCTTGCTCAGCCCACTTGATGAGGTCAGAGTTGGACGGCATCTCAGCACCTACCATACGTAGGAACGATGAGACGGTACGGTTGCCGTAACGCTCGAACTCCTTCTCGTAAGTATCAGGGAGATACTGGTTGAGGAAGTCGAAGTTGGTGATGTAGTTCGTTTGCAGGGGAACCTGTTCGGAACTAGGTTGGAGTTGAAACCCCGGGTTTGCTTGCACTGAGCCTGCCATGTTTTCTTAAGATTTGTTTCTTGGACTACGAATTTTGAGCCCCCTACCCGAACTGGGCGTGACGGCTCGGACTTTGAATTCCCCCTTCGATACGGCTTGCGGCGTGCTGCGTTCAGACATGTTGATGTTTTTTGTCTTGCGCATAACGTCGTCCACCGCTTCGGCTTTGCCCTGCTCGTAAAAGAACTGGGCGAACTTCTCGGGGTTCATCGCCACAGCCAAAGACTTATGGTATCCCTTGGCGTCCTTGACTAAGCCGCTTTCGTCCAGATACTTGTTTAACCAAGCCTCGGGGGTCTGTTGCAACTTCTTCAATTCACCACGGTCACCGGGAGAATACACGTAGGACTTGTCGTTAAGGTTGAACTCAAAGCCTTTGAACTGTTCACTGAACACCTCTCCAGTCTTTTCATCGAACCACTCCTTCCTGCGCTTCTGCTCCTCTTGGTACGTCTTTGCCTGCTCCACGTATTGCTTATACGATTGGTATTCTTCGGAGTCTTCCAGAGACCCGGCACCCCTTGACTCAAGAGGGGCTTGGTATTTCTCCTTCTGCTCTTCGAAGAACTTCCGCGCTTTAGCAACAGCTTTCTTCTTGGCTAATTTAGCCTTTTTAATTTCGGCCTCGTCATCGAGGTCTTCATCAAAACTATACTCCTCCATCATCATGTCCACGTCCTCAGAATCGAGGCCGTCTTCAGTAATCAGGAGGTATTCTTTTAGCAACCCATCGCCATCGGCTTCGTCAAGGTTGCGGTTCACCTTCATGAAGTCGTCCAGACCGCGACCGGTCTCTTGCTTGTACTTGTAGTACGCCGCTACATCTTCGGGCAGCTCGGGCGCCTCGGAGCGGGCCTCAGCCAGCTCATCCAAAGAGTTAATCTCCCGACCGTAACGCTCGCTCAAGAACGACCGCACGTCATCCTCGGAAAGCCCGGTAGGCTCTTCGACCGTAGTCTCCTCCGGGGCGGGGGCCTCTCCATTCACCTCCGCCTCATGCTTGTCAAGCAGCTCCTGTTCAATCTGCTGCGTGGACTTAGTCTCTGCGGATACCTCTCTTACTTTAATTTCCATTTATATATAGTTTATCGTGGGCTGAACTCAGCAAGGTCGAAGCCATCGAGGCTGTCCTCGTTGGACTCGAAATTCATAGGCGGCAAGTTATTCTTCCGTTGGTCGATAAGCTTGCTCTGCTCGGTATTTTGTTGACTGATGCGCTTGGACTTGGCGTCCTCACGGCTGTCCTCACGCTTCTGTAGCTGCTGCTCCTGCATACCGTGGAGCTGCATATTGTACTTAAACTCGAGGTCCATGAGCTGGGCCTTGGCCTGAGCCTCGGCACGCATCTTCTCAATCTCAAAAGAAATTTCCGCCTGCTTGACCTGCATCTTGCTCTGCGCCTCCGCCTGAATCTTCTGCATAGCCGTCTGTGCGGCCACCTGCTGGGACTGCATATTGTTCTGCGCCTGCATCTGCTGCTGCTGAAGCTGGAACGTGCGCTCCTCCTCCTGCTTGGCGATACGCTTAATCTTGAGCAGTTGGTTGGCGAGCTTGAGGTTTTTAATCTCGCGGATATCGATAGCGTCCTCGAGGTCGATACCGCCCTTGCTCAAAGCCATTTGGATATTGGCCTCGAGTTGGGCTCGCTCCTCCTCGTCGGGGCTAACTTCAATAAATACTCCGAAGTCGTAGATATAGAGCTCGTTAATTTCCCTGAGGATACTGACGTTGTACTTACCAATCTGGTTGACGAACTCGTCTTTGAAATCGGCGTACTCGAGGATGTCGCTGACGCGGTAGGTGAGGGCCTCGGCCAGAGACCGGAACATAAAGAGGCTCCCGTCGAGGACGTGGCGCGTAGCCGTATTGCTATTGGCGGCAGCCAGCTTCTGCAAGCCCACCAAGCTGTGTGGGTCGGGCGTACTTCCGTCGCGGGCTTCGTTGAGGCCCGTAACGTCACGAATCATCTGCAAGTAGTGATTCATATTGCCGATGAGCATCTGCGTCTTAGCCGCCCCGCTGTTGCTATTGAGCTCTTGGATAGGCACCTTGCCTTGGTTGTACTCCCCGTCTTGGGTGTACGACCGCCCCACCACACTACCGGTTTGGAAGTATAGGCGCAGGGCGTCCTCCGGGCTGTAGGCGTTGCCGGTACCGAGGTCGACCTCGTTGAGTCCGTCGGCATCGATGTATACGCCGTCGGGAACGGTGCGGGAGATGACCTGCTGGAGCTTGAGGTGCGTAATCTGGATGAGGTCGGCGAAAGGAATCATGCGCCGCGTAAGCGACTCGATGACGCCCTTATACATCCGTGGTGCCGTAGCCACATAGTTGGGCAGCGCATGCTGGCTGGCCGACTTGGGGCGCACCATATTCTCCGCTATCTCCCACTTGAGCAGAATATTGGTGCCCATAACCATGATGCCGTCGTACCATACGTCGATGGTCTTCTCGACCTTCTCGTAGTTGCCCTCCTCCATCATCTCTTCGGGAGGGTTGAACTGGTCGTCCTTTTCTATTACGCGGGCTCCATCGCCCTCGAGAATCTTCTTCTTATAGACAATCTTCTTGGTCGTCTTATAGTTGAAGTACATCAACGTAGCCGTATCGCGGTAGAAGATGTCGTTCTCGTAGAACTGAGCTACGTTGTAGTAGTCGTACCAGCTCTGGCTGTACTTACTAATCTCCTCCAAGTCCTCGTTGGTGAGACTCGGGTCAATCTTCATGAGCTCCGTGATGGGGAGCGTCTTAATCTCGCCCCAGTAGAAGCAGTCCTTGAAGTATGGGTCCTCGGTATAGCTGTACACCACATTGGCGGGGTCTACATACGACACCTGTACTCCCGCGCCGGGCAAGAACTCGTGCTTGGCGACGCTGACACCCAATACCGTTAGGTCGTAGTCCATGCGCTTACGCAGGTCGGTATAGTGGTTTTCCTCAAGGATGGTGTTGATAGCCTCCTCCTCAGCAATCTCGATAGCAGGCTTGTAGTTGAGCTGCATATAGACCTTGAGCTCCTCGTCGTTATTAGGTAGCTCCTCAGGGTTTACAGTAAATGGGTCTACGCCTGTCTTTTCTTTTATCACCTCCAGAACGGGCTTGGCCACCATCTGCCCCTCAATCATATCCTGATACTTGCTTCGCTTGGCCTGCGAAAGGGCGTCTTGGGCATACGCCTTGACCTTGAAGACGCGCTCGGACATACCGTTGACTACGATATCCACGAACTTAGGGAGGATAGGAACCGGCGTCCAGTCCAGATTGAGGTAAGAGAGGTCGCCGTCGATAGCGAGCTCGTTCTTATACTTGGCTATGCTTTGCTCGCCACGGGCATAGAGGCGCAGGCGGTTGAACTCGCGCCACTGGTTGTAGAAGCGGCACTGGTTGCCATCCTTCTTAAACCACTCGTATTGAATGGCCTGACCAATCATTAGGCCATACTCATCCGTGGCTTTCTCGGCGTCAGAAACGAACTGACTCGGAAACCCTGCGGTAGAGATGTTGATTTTGACATCCTTCATTTATCTCTTGAGCTCGCTCCTAAAACCCTTATTGGTATACCTAGGCAAGGTAATGCTTATTGAACTCTTCTTTTGTTCAGGCATATACAGGTGCTTTTGGTTGGCCATAACGGCGAGGCCACTGCTGATAGTAGCGTCGAAAGCAGTCCTATTGCTAATATCAAACCGGGCCCAGTCCTCGAGAGTACGCACGAAAGGCATCTCCCCTATCTCCCCGTTTTCGCGGAAGGTGCCGTCCATATCTATGCCCACATGCTTCTCTATGTAGCTCTCTATAGCTGCGGCATGGGCCTGCTTAACGTCCTCGCTACTGTTGGGTATCCCGCCCAGCTCGCGCTCCGTCTTAGAGAGCTTGTTGAGGTGCTTGTCCGGGCGGTTCATGCAGAAGCCCCGGTACCCACGGTTCTTGAAGTGGTAGAGTAGGCGCGGTTTATTGTTCTCGATAAGGATGGGCATACCGTAGAAGACGCACGCCATGAGCACCTCCTCGAAAAATATCTCTGCCGTCTGTGGCCTAGCGACATACTCCAAGAAGAACTGGTTGGTGGGGGCGTCGTCCATATGGAACTTGGTCATTCCGTGCAAAGCGCCGTTAGAACCACCGCCACCAACAGTGCCGCTAATATCGTAGGAGTCACATCCAAAAGAACCAAGGTGCTCATTGCCGGGGAACTTGATGCCGCGCTTTTCCAACCACCGGTTCTGTAGCCCCGCCTTTGGGAACCAAGAGATATTAAAGCGACCGCGCTTGTCAGGTCTAAAGATGACACGCGAATCTTTAATGCCGTTTTCCCAACTGAAAGACCCGCGCGTGAGGTAGTGCTCCTTGACCAAGCTATCGGCGTAGTCTATCTGCTGGTAGATTTTGGTGAGGTTGAAGAGGCTCTGCTTGCTTTCGTCCCTAAACGCATGCGACTCAGTACGTGGGAACTGTCGGTAGAACTCGTTGAGCGCATCGGGGTCGCTCTTCATGCTCTCTACCTCCGCCTCCCAGTAGTCGATAGCGCCGCCCTTAATCATCTCGCCATCGACGCCCTTGACGGGCTTCTCCGGGGCATAAAAGACGGGGTGGCCGTACTGGTCTATGAAGCCCTCCATATTGTACTCCATAGGGATGAACAGGGAATACATGCCGCTCTTGGTCTGGCCGTTGGCATTGCGCGTAGCGGGGTCGGAATCCTCGTACAGCTTCTTGAAGTTGGAGCCACCCTTGGCAAGCGCGTTGGACGTAGAACCCATGAGGCACTTGCCGATAATCTTACTTCCCAAGCGCAGGCACGTCTTGGTTACCCTCCAGTTGTTGAGGATGTTGTTGGGCTTTATCCACTTCCCGCTCTCGTCATGGACCAGTAGGAGGAGTTTCTCTCCGTCGTAGGAGTTGTCGTCGGTATTCTTCCAGTCTATGGTTGTGTCGAGGCCGAGAATCTCTTCCGCCTCGATATCGTACATATTCTTCTTAGTAATCTTAGACGCCGGAACACGGAAAGCCAGCTCCGTCTTAGGCTTGTCCATACCGTCCTGTATAGGCTTGAAGAAAAACGGAAGTCGGTTGGCGATAGGTACCACCTTATCGGTGAACATCTTCTTTGCATCCGAGCCCGTCTTCGAGAGTATCCCAACGCGTGAGTCTTTAGCCAGCGTGCCCGTATTTACGCACTCCGAAGAACCCATGAAGGAGAACCCCGAGCGGCGAATCTTGAGGTACGCCATACCGAAGCTGCGGGAGTCGGCGCGGCACGCCTCCCAGAAGATAAAGAAAATCCTATTGGCCTCGCGGAAGTCGGGGTAGCCCACATCGATACTCGTCCACTGCAAATACATATAGTGGGCGCCGGTCATATATGTCGGCTTGCCGTTATTCAAGAACCAGTGGCCGTCCTCGCGGCGGTCGAACTCCGCCTCGATATAGTCCACCCAGTTGGCCTTGAACGTATTGTGCATATCGTTCCACTGGAATATGCTCTGTATGCGGCTCAGGGCCTTAGGCAGTTCCTCGCGCACCCACCGGTCCTTGCCCTCAGGTAGGTCTTTGGGGGCGGGAGGAAGCGCGATATACAGCCCGTTGATATTGATGACGTCGCCTATCTGCCCCGACTTGGAGATGACGACCATATCGTACTTCTCGTTATATCCGTAGTACCACGTCTTAGCGCGGTTCTTATTGGATACGACAGCCTTGGGGATATGCCCCTCGACGGTGGTATACAGACTACCTAGACCTTCGCTCTGCAAAACCCACTTTACTATCGGTGCGACTTGGCGTCTGTGCCAAAGCTTCTTCCTCGGAATCTATGCGGTTGAGAATCTCCAGCGCATCGAAGATGGCCAGCTTCTTTGTCGCCGCTGCGTTCTTTAGCCTGTCGGCAGCGAGGTCGTCGTCGTCGCCGGGCTTGAGGATATCCTCTTGCGCCACCTTGATGAGCTGCTCCACAGCGATACGCCCCGCCGCGATAATGCGCTCCTTCAGTTGCTTTGAATCTTGCATGTTATCTGGTGGTCAAACATCCTATACAGCTTCTTCCCATCGACCTCGAACTCGTACTCGCTATCGGGGCGGAACGTAACCTCGTCGCCAGCGCCTACGCCCTGAGACATAAGATAGTCATTAGGATATCGCATAACGCCCATGAGCGGCTCCTCCGTCAGGGGCTTGAATATCGTAGACTCCTTGGTCGGAATGGGCTCAACAAAGCAGTACCTCCCGTGGGGGCGCCACGCAGAATCTGGGGAGCGCGACATATAGAACTGCTCGAAATCGACAAGGAAGAGGTCGTCCTTGAGGAAGCTGCGCCCGCTTTGGCGCCGGCCCTTCATATCGTTGTAGAACTTGAATACGTTGTGGTGGACCAGTAGGGTGTCCCCAACGGCGATAGGCCCGTCATACCCCACCGGAAGGGCTACGACCACGCCCTCGCGGTTGGCGAAGCGGTGGTCTTCCTCGCTCGTACTTACGATGAGGTCTCCCTTGGTGTTGTTGTATCTGTGGCCCCGGACTATAAACTGGTTGACGGCTCTCAAAAGTTGATATTGTATTCTATTGAAATGGGCATAGAGGCATTGAACTCCTTCCACAGGATAACCACCTCCCCTTTTTCAATGTATATGCAGATACCCCCCGTATCCTCGTTGTATTTTATTAGGTGTACGAAGTGGGAGTTGCCCAGTACGGCCTGCCCCACCACGTAACACATGGAGTCCTTATAGTCGGGACCCACGCAAATCTTGCGGATGTCCCGCATTAGACCGCTACAAGCTTATAGGTGATGTCAAGATTAATGTTTCCCCCACCAGCCGCCGTCACAACGTCGGCCAGAAAAAAGTTCAAGGCTTGGTTGCCGTCAAGAGTAGCCGATGGGGTTTGACTCATGCTATTAGCTGAGGATGCAGGAACCTGAAGGGGGGAGGCGGGCGTCGTAAACTGAGCGGTCGTGGGGTTGGTATACAGCCCGAAGTCTAACCCTCCGGCAGCAAACGAATAAACAGGCGCTGCGTAGCTATAAGAAAAAGCAGCGGCAATAACCTGTATCGCAACACCCACTCCCGGGGGTGGGAGAAGCTGAGGGCCGGAAACTGGACCCATCGTAGCGATAGTGGCCGCAGGAATCTGAGTTCGCAGGGTGAGAAGCGATTGGTCTACCCACTGTACCCCGCCTTGGCCACCATTAATACTTGGGTCAGAAATAAGAATTTGCTGGTACGTACCCGTATTACCGAAGGCGTCCTTTAGGTGACGCTGAAGATACAGTTCGTTAGTAAGCAATAGGTTGTACCCATCGCCTACCGCGCTCCACGTTATGTCCTGAAAAACACCTGCGCCCTGCAAGGCAGTGATGCCGGTGTTGTCAAGAACAATCCCCGTAGTAGACACATTGCCGGTGTCGAGGACGGACTGCAAGTCTTGGTTCGGTTGGCCGTCGCCGTCCGATGCGGATATGACACGACCATATTGGTCAATGGTAATGTCAGCGTTGTTGTAGCTACCAGCATGACCGGGACCAAAATCCTGCAAAGAAACAGTACCTGTTGTGGTAATGCCCCCAGCAGGGCTTGTTTCAATTCCGCCGCCAGCACTTACCTGCGTGACGCTGCCGCTGCCACCACTACCAGTACTGGAGATAATAATGTTCTGCGGGTCAGCCGGGTCAATAACAACACTCGCCCCGTCCCCGGCGCTGAGTGTAACGGCGCCGTCAATGCCATTGACTGAAGTGACGGGGGTGCCGTCATAGGCGTTAACAACACGACCGTACTGGTCTACATCAATGTTCGCGTACTGATACGTGTTCGCTACGTTCGGTACGGTGTTAAGAGTGACGTTTACATCGCCGCTAGTTGGCGTAGCATTGACGGGCCCAGACCCAGATACAGAAGTGACCACACCGCCGCCAGTGGCAACAGCATTGATGATACCCGAGACAGGAAACTGCTTGGTAGCATTCCCGTCTTGAGAGTCGGTGCCGATAACCGTGTCCGCGCCTACCGGAGAGGTCTTCTTCGGGTAACTCGTTATGTTACTAATCTTAGCCATCTTACTTCTTACGGCGGTCGCCAGTAATAGCAGTAATAAGGATATCGAGATAGCCAAATACAGCATTGTCGGAGTCCGTTGGGGTGAGGTTCACGATGACCTTGATGAGCGCCATAACGGCCACAAGAAGGGGAATCCAGTTTTCTGTGATGAAATCAACCATGGAACCAAGTTACACAATTCAGTACAACCAAGCGACGCTGCCCGACTTGCTCGGGTCGCAGTCGACGTGGATGAAGTTCTGGCCTATACCTATGCGGTTGAAGCCGGCCTCGAGGAGGCCCTTCAAAATCAGGAACCGGCGGTTGGAACTGTCGGCACGCACGTCACTGGCCCAGCCCGTGAGGTGGCTGCTTCCCGGGACGCCCCCCACAGCAGCATTGTGCTCAGGCGTCCGAAACCCGGAGTTGATGACATAGGGTACATTGCTGTACCCACGAGCCAAATCCAGCTTATCCAAAAACTCCTGTTGCATCTCATGGCCGGAGCCGGGGAGGTCGGGGGAGTCGAACTCGGAGTAGGTGAAGTATTTCAATTGATGCCTTTCTGTGCCAGCAAGAGCTTAATCTCCTCTACGGAGATGACAAGCTTCTCGAGCATATTCATAACGGTAGCTTCCTGCTTCTCCAGCATGGCGATGCGGCCTTTTAATTTCCCCACCTCGGTAAGCATCTTGAAGTACACGCCTATCAGCGCCCCCGCGAGCGTGAGGATTTCGAATATGGTAATGGTGTCGCCCATGCTACATCCGCGTTCTTTTCGTACTCAGGCACCCTACACACCCGAGTGTAGGAATTGTGCCGAGGCGCATGGTAAATATACTGAAGCTCCATTTTATGGGTTCCAAGTAAAAAATGTACTCCCAAACCATGACTTTCCTGAGCCGGTGGTTGCTATCAAATTGTCATAAGCAGATTTAGCAGCGGCCCCATCGTATCCATCTACGGCTACTGTAGCACTAAGACTGAAGGTTATAGGGGGAACCCAAAAGCCCCAGTCTACTCCAGTCCCTTGATTAGGGTTTGCGTTCCAGTCAATCATCATGTTAGCCGCAAGAGCCGGTGATAAACCCACCGCTGTATCCCAAAGAATCTGTATAATATTGTCACCGTTATTAAATGTCCAACTGTTTAAGCCGATGCCGGTAAAAGCAGTGCATTCCTTGAAACAACTGTTGAAATTGTTTATGATAGAAATATTCCAACCAGTAACATCGCCATTGAAAGAGGCGCAATTCCTCAGGTAACCTGAAAGAGTGGTCCTAAGGGTGTTGTTATCCAAAAAAGTTGGGTCGTGATATATTAGGTTTGGACAGTACCAAAAATTTATAAGCTGGTTGTTAGTTAAGCTTATAGAACTAGCGTCAAGAACCCTAGTTACTTCTGGGAATGTCACATTAGCGGAGCGGGTGACGGGCCTCACACCGCCAGTGGTCGGTGGTCCCGCTGCCACAACAGTATACGTTCCATTAGAACTATATGTGTGCGACCGGACTTGGTTACCCCCGGTCCCGTCAGTCCTTTCCCAACCCCCATCCCCCCAGTCTATAGTACCATAACTGCAACTAATAACGTCGGGGCTTATAGAGCCAAGATTGGTGTCTATCTCCATCTTTAAGCCGAGGGCAAATTCCACCGGACGGTTCGCCCATCCCTTAACATTAAGCAGATTATTGAATGCTGCCTCAAAACTGGGGTATTCTCCTCTGGAGAATGAGATTTCCGCAAAGGCGTTGGCCCCAACAAGCCACCAAAGAGAAGCGTTTACATTAACACCTTGTTGGGGTGTATCAAGGCTAGTCACACAATCAATAATACCTTGAACAAACGAGTCTGGAACAGTAGTACCTAAGAGCCAAGTGTCAGCAAAAAGATGCTTGGCGGCTGCACCGTCCTTAAACACCCATCCGCTAACATTTATTGGTTCCATAGGGGTCTCTGCGAACATGAACTCAAGATTAGCACCAGAGCTTACATCCCATCCCGTAAGGTCTTGATTAAACTGAGAACTACCCCGAAACATATTATTAAGTGAGATTGCCCCACTTACATCCCACCCGGTTATACTATTGTTATTGAAGACGTCGCATCCTGAAAACATGAAATCCATATTGATAGCAATGCCGTTAGGGTTCCAAGTGCTTAAATCACCATTAAAACTAGTGCATGTCTTAAAACAACTTTCATAGCTCCCGATACTCAATGTATCCATAGCGGAAAAAGGAAGGTCTTGATTAAAGTTTGTGCATCCACTGAAAAAATCCGAGAAAAGGTCGGCATCCGGACCGAGAATGGCCGTAATCGTTGTTATGTTTATACAACCTTCAAGATTGCTGCCGCCATCGAAATTGTTGCCCCAACTTTTTACGTCGTTTATCTTGGGTATGTGGGTGCTATCCAGTGCAAGCCTGCAAAACTCTCTAATCCGTCCATCTATAGAAATATCATAAGTTCCCGATGACGCGTATGTATGTGTCATGTCAGCCACGGAGCTCGGTCCGCTTGGAAGAACTGTCTGCGAGCCATCCCCCCAATCAATTACCATTGGAGTTGGAAGAGAGGGCGTGCCCATAGGGACTATGAAGGTGTTTGTTGCGTCACCAAGAGTTGTATCAATTGAAAAAACAAATGGGGCACTGCAAAAGTCAGCTCCAGAGTATGAATCAGCATCAACTCTGGGAGTTCCATTGATAGAACTTATACTATCAACGCCAGTAGGTTTATTCGTTATTCTCTTAATACACCCCATTACACAAGAACAATCCAGTCATTACTGGGGTCAAAGTAAATAAGTCCGGCGGCATCAATAGTATATCCGGCGACCCGGACTATGTCTCCGCCGCCCGTAGGGGCTGTAATAGTAAGGGCGCCGCTGGTACCGACATAGAGGACGTCGCCAGCAGAAGCTCCGGCAGGGTTAGCTGCAAGCTGGATGATGCCGTCCTTCATCATGTTTACAGCCGTACCCGTATCGGTAGCCACAGCAATCATACCCGTAGAGGTGCCTACAGCAGTGTTGTCCGCAGCAGCCCAGTCTCCGTTCCAGTAGTATGCTGTCCCCACGGTAACGCTCGCGGCACCGCCAATCTTGAGGTCGGTACCCTCGTGGTCTCCGGCAGCAGCATACGCAGTGGTGCGTGCCGTAAAGTCTAGCTTCTCACCAGTGGTGCCGCCGCCGCCGGTACCGTTAGCAGCCGCCGTAATGCGGCCCTGAGCGTCGACTGTGATATCGGCGTTGGTATACGCGCCCGCACTCACTGCCGTGTTGTCAAGGTCTACAGTAATGGTGCCAGAGCCGGTGATGGGACTACCCGTAGAGGTGAGGCCCGTGCCGCCATCGACAGTGACAGAAGTAACCGTACCCGCAGCGTCGATGGTGATGCTCCCATCTGCCTCTGTGATGGTGACATTCGTCCCCTCCGTAAGGGTGGCGTTCACAAATTGCCCCGTCGTGGCGTTATTGATTAGAATCTGCCCCGCACTCGGTGTGCTAATGGTCACATCGGTAAGGCTATCGAGGTCGGTAGCACCAGAACCGGTGATGGTGATGGTCTCGTTGCCGTTGTCAGTGACCGCAACCGTGCCGGCACCGGCGAGAGTAAGGGCGCCAGTAAGACCTTCAACGGAGGATACGCCGCCGCCGCCCGTAGCTGCGATTTCGATAGAGCCGTCACCGTTGGTGATGCTTATGCCCGTCCCTTGAGTAAGGGTGGCGTTCTCAAAGACTCCGGCAACGCTATCGTAGATAAGGACCTCGCCAGCCGCAGGGGTGGTGATATCGATATCGTCGAGCTTAGTCTTGTCAGCCGCGCTCATGGCTCCGTCGGCAGAAGGGGTGGCGTTGTCGATGCCGATTTCAGGAGTGTTCCCGCCAGTAGACGTAATAGGAGCCGCACCCGTAACGTCAGTGACGCCGCCGCCAGCAGCAGCGGAGATTTCAATCTCGTTGCTGCCCGTGATTACATCAAGGGTAATGTTCGTCCCTTCCGTAAGGGTGACATTGCCGTTGAGGTTATTCAGGTTCTGTACACCAGCACCACCGGCAGAGCCGATTCCCAACCAGTTGTTTGCGTCTTGCCAAGCCGTATCATCGACGGTGGTGGCAGTGTACTGATAAAGCTCATCAGAGCTTTTGATGACAGCCAAAGCGCCCGGGATACGAACCGTAATGTTTAATGCGTCCCGCTCAGCAGTAGTCTCAAAAATATTGATTCCACGGACTTGGTTACCCGAAGCGTCCAGAGTGGGAGCGTTAGGATTCGGGTTGATTAGTAGGTCTGGAAATTCAGCCATTAGATGAGATATAGAAGTTTGTCCCTGTAGAAAATGGCCCAGTAAATGGAGACCGGAAAAGTCGGACAGAAACAGTTACACCGAAATCATTGACAACACTATGGGTCCCATAGTCATCAAAGTTTACAATGGGACCGGTAGGTCCGCCTTGACGAAGCTCTTCGTCACCAAGGGAGCTGTCGTAAAGAATCCAAGCGTAGTTGCTGAAATTCTGCATGCTTGACGGGGTGGAGAAGGTGTCAGCAAACTCCCCCTCGAACAACCTGAAGTACCCGTCTGTGGGTGTGCTGTAAGAATCGTAAATATCCTGAGCAATACTGGGGCTAGAACCAGTGTCAGAAGTTCCAACAAACAGCATTGGAGGTCGCATAGAGACGGTTTGGTCAGTGCTTTTATTGGCGAACTGCAAACCGTCGTTATCGCTCTGTGTGTCAGAAACCTCAGTTGCATAAACAAAGTTGGTAGTAGGGCTGCCCGGGTTGTCTCCAGAGACAACGAGGGTCTCGCTGTTTGGGTCTCCGGTGATAACAACAGAGGAGAGCTCAGTATTTCCGCGATATACGCGAAGCTCTGTCATCGGGACATAAGTGGAAATCTTAGTGCCGACACCCTCAATGGAGCTCAAGTCATTGCCCCACTCGCGGATAAGAGCCGTCTCGTCAGGAGACCTACCGCTGTTGTCCGCTGTAACGGTAGTAGTAACAGCGGGCACTATATATGCCTGCTGGGTAGCAATAGCAACATCCTGCAAAAGCTGATTACCATCAGCATCAAATACGTTCAAATAGTAGTAAACGTAGTTGATGACAAACTCAGGAAACGTAGGAAGGGTCGTGTCTAAAAAAGACCCGCTGCCCGGAGGGATGCCCGTCTGCAATTCCTCGATAGTACCGTCATTAACTCGGCGAACCAAAGTTGCATTGTCGCCCCCGCTATATTGCCACACAACATTGATGTCAATTGTTGTTAGGTTGTATTCCCAAGCCGGGATAGGTGTGGCGCTGAATGTGGCGCTCTGCATAATCAAGACGTCACGAATAAAATCAGTGACGGTAATGCCCGACTCCCCCACTGGATAGGTGCCATTGCCAGAAAGGCGACCAAACGTGTGTCCGTTAGTTAGGTTGTAAAGAATATCGGTGTCAAAAACGCCGCCGCCGCCACCGCCAAACTCTTCAATTGTATACGCATCACGCTCGGCATTGCGAGTTGATGAGCCTTTATTTTCTGTTTCAACGCCGGGAGCAACGCCATGAAATTTTGTTCCGGGAGGTATAGGCATTATGAAGGGATTAGTCCGTATGTCCCCGGAGGGAGTGTGAATGTAACAGGACCCGACGGGGACAAGTATGTAAAGGTCTTGTCTTCAGTTAAAACCAAAGGCTGATAGGTGGCCCAGTAAGACCCCTCGTCATACTCGCACTCGTCGATAGAGGTCTGGTCATACGTGAAAAACATATTGGGGACCTCAGGGTCCGTCCATCCTGCTTCAAAATCTGTATCGGGGGTAACTTCAACTCTCATGATATTGATAATCCCATGTTAGCGCCGGAGGTGGAGTTCCAGTCCGCGAAAACAAGTACGACATTCGTAGATGTCCCAACACGCCCATATTTGCTGACAACAGGAGTGTCCCACATAGAGGATAAGGCGTCAGTACTAGCGTAAGCCTCTCCGTTCTGAATCGCCATCTGACAAACAGATGTTGAAGATGTTACGTTGGAAGGGGCGAAATGAGTCCACCCGTTGCCAGCAGCAGTAAGCAGAGTGAACTGCTCGTTAGCTTGGCCAGTCTGCCCGGTAAGGTTGGTGGAGATATTGTCAAGGCGCTTCCCGAAACCGGAGCCCGCATGACGGACGGCCCCGGAGCTAGTAAAGCCCACGGTAAAATCCCGTCCAGCAAAAATCTTATCTATGTCTCCCCCGTTATAGGACAAGAGCGGACCGTTTATAGCCCCCCCGCCAACGAGTGGACCGGAGTTCAAAAAATTGTTGGCCCCGGTGGTATACACATTTCCCGCGACAATAATCTTCAGCGTCCGATAGGCGCAGCTTATATCAGACACCGAAGTAAGACTGGAAGATTCCCTAGTCCATGTCGTCGTAGTGCCGGTGTTTACGCCTAACCCGGTACCATAATCATTATTCTGTCCGGTGGTATAAACTTCACCCGTGCTACTAAGAAGGGCTCCGTGCGTAGACCCAAACGCGAGCTTGGTCCAAGTGAACGAGTTATTGCACATGACCGGCGCACCTATGGTAGTAGTGCTGCCGTCTCCCCTCAGGCCGAAGGGGCCATAGCCAACATACCAATACTCCCCGTTCTTAATAAACCCCCAGCCGTTTTGCGCATTTTCCACCTGCTCCCAGTCCGTATCAGTTCCGTATTGAAACCACTGGTTCAGACTACCTCCGGGGGTAATCATCTGATTAATCCAAGAGCCCGTAGTTGCATAAACCCAGAGGGTGCCGTCATCCCTTACCCCCATTACTTGGGCATAAGCAGCAGACCCCGCCATAGAAACAAAAGTGTAAGGGGCTACAGGCGACCGGGTAAAATCAATACTAAGAGTGTTGTTGTACTTAAACGACCCGACATAAGCTATTTGAGTCCCCGTCGAACTAAGAACTGCATTCGGGAAAGCACCACTACCCTGAGTGGTGAAGAACCCGTCGACTTGGTCGATGTTGGCTGTACTCTGTCCTGATATACTGGCCATGATTAGCTGATTTCAATCCAATCCTTGGATGGGTCAAAGAAAATTGTGTTGGTGGCAAGCTTGTACCCTACAACGCGAGATACATTATTTGGAGAAGCAACAGGAGTGGTGGTTAGCTGACCGGGAGTGGTGCTCAAGTACACGTTGTCTCCAACAGCGCCACCGGGGTCGGTGGCCAAATACACAGCTCCGCGAATAAGTACGCCGTCGGCTGCGTCAGAAGAAGTAGCAATACCCAAAAGCCCCGTGGCCGAGGTGCCCAAGCTCGTGGCGTTACAAGAAACCCAGCCCGAGGCGCCATACGCGTAGCCCTCGCCAGCGGTAACCACCTGTGTGGCAGTAACGAAAAGGTCAGAACCAATACCATAATCGCCCGCAGCCAAAAGCGTCCCGACCTCAATAGTGTTTGACGTGGGGACAGTAGGGACAAGGTTTTGTACCTCAATCTTTTTGGTAGCGTTACCAGCGATGTCGACGATGGGGATAACGTCAATGTTCGCCGCACTAGCAAGGGCTGGTAGCTGTGTAATCTTCTGGTCCGCCATTATGGTGCCGCTTGTGTCAACAGGAAGGACACGCCGTCCTCCAATAATATTCTGCTTGAGTCTTCAAGGAGAAGGTAGAAAGTTTCTGCGGGAGGCGGTCCGCCACCCACTAATGATGCGTTGCCAATGCAGTTAGATATGCTTATCTGAATAGGCATATCACCATAGGGCTACAATATCCGTGGCGTCAGTGTCCGTAGCGAAAACACGCTTGACCTGAACAGGAACGAAAGCGCCGGCAGGGATGCCCACAAACGTAACATCGTCGTTGCCAGCGGTCAAAACGCGCACGTTGCCCGTATTGCCCACGTAAAGCACACAACCGTTATTGTCGTCGGCGTAGAGCGTGTACGCCTCGCCGCTGGCCATAATGTCCGCGCTGAGACTAAGCGTGTTTGCGTCGTCAACAGCCGTAACCGTAGCTACCTGAATGCCGCTGTACACAATGTAGCCGAGTAGGTTGCTGGTGAACGAAGCCGTGCTGTCAACAAGCTTGTTTGCCGTAACACCATCGGTGGTGCCGCTAACCGAAGGCCCAGCAACATTCGGGATGTTAATCGTATCGCTGGCGATGACCGTAAGCGCACGCTCGACCTGTAGTTTCTGATATGCCATTACTTACCAAATGGGAATTGACGGTTTAGACTGTCTTTGCGCCGACCGCAGCCGCAATCCTTGCCCGTAGCTTGAGACACCTTGTCTACAACATACTTGACTCCCGTGGCCTTCGTGACCTTCTCGACAGCGTCGCCTAAACCTTTCATGCCCCTAAGTTAATACTTTCCCTTTCGTCCCTTGGGACTGCTCTTGGTGCTCTTGCCCTTGCCGCCCCACAGTTTCTTGCACGCCCAGTACCGGGCCGTGAGCTTGTCTTTGGCAGTGTCACAATTATGGCGAGCCTTGAAGCTCTTACGCGCAGCAGAACTGTAGTTATGGCCGTAACCTTTAGCGCCGAAATGAATGAGCTTCTCCTTGCCGCCAGAGCATGCCTTGACCATCATTTTCTTGCCCGCACGGTCCGACCGCGTAGGCGAGTTGCACTTCATCTTACTCTTGTCCGCCATCAGTGTGATTTGGCCTGTATCACAATCCACTCCGTGCCGTTGGACCAGAGCGTAACACCGTTATATGCCTTGTTAATCTCATAACCCGCGACGTCGCCATCAATAGTGCCGCCGCCAGAAGCCAGAAGGACAACCTTATGGCTCGCGCCCGGAGGGAAGGTGCCGTCGTTGACGACACGGATATAGCGGTACTCGGCGGCTACAGCCGTAGGGATAGTAATCTCATAGGTCCCGGAGCCGCCAGACCAAGAGACGTCGATGACGTTATTAGGCTCGGAGTACGTAAGGCTCCCGTCCGGAACGGCAGTAACAAAAAAAGGTACCGCAGAAGTCTGTCGAATATCTCCGATAGTATACGCGTCGCGCAAGTCGTCGCGGGTTGCGCTGCCCCGGTCGAGGGTGTCGACACTAGAGGCGACGCCGTGGAATTTTGTTCCGTCTGGAATTGGCACGTCGGATTTTTTTTACGATGCGTGGGATAATCCAGCTCGCAAGGCGCTTGACGCTCTTGCGGCTGAGAAACTTAATAACCTTAGCTAGTGCTGGTCTCATTCTTAGGCGGACGGGGAGGAATGGGATTTCCCTGTTGGATTGCTTCGTGGCGAGCCTTGACCCACTCTAAAATTTGTTGCTGTCTTGTCATACTCAAAAATAGTTATTTACGACTAACTCGTGCGGAGGGGGTGTTAGGGACGAACTGCTTGCGCTTGCCTTCCTTCTTTTTCTTCTTAGCCGTAGCAGCACGCTCGGCTCTGGTCATGCTCTTCGCCTTAGCCAAGGGCAAGCACCGGTCCGGGTTCTTCTTATTCTTGCTCGTGCCGCACTCGCCCTTGATGCTGCCATCGGTACCGATGCGCACCCACTTCTCGTCGCGCCATTTCTTGAGCTCACCCATTACTTGCTCTTTGGCAAAGGGATGTCACGACCCTTGGCGGCGCCAAGTCGAATAGCGGGGTTGTCCTTGACCAACTTAACCTTGTGGGTCTTGCCGCCATACTCAGCAACAGGGCCCTGTTTAAGGATGCCAGATTTCTTGAAAGAGCGCCGTGCTCGGCGCGTCTGCTTCCTGTCGCTCATTTCTTCTTGGGCTTGCGGGGCTTCATAACCTTAGCCTTCACCTTAGCCGTACACGGCTTGCCATATCCTTTACTTGCCATAATTGGGGTCTTTGCAATATTTGCTCGCAGCCATATTGGCGTACGCGCTGGGGTACTTATCAAACGTGCGCTTAGCCCATGCGATTCCCGCAGGGCAAATCTTGTTCTTCTTCTTAGCCATACTTCATAAGCAATATACAGATGGCGGCCCCGACCATTCCGAGGCACACCATCCGATATGAGAACTCCTCGCGGGTCATCTGCGGCGCCCTGTCCTTCGTCCACTAACAGGACGATGGTCCGGGTATTTTTTTACGCCCTTCATGGTCCCAACGGACTTTCCGCTAGACCTCCTCTTGGACTTGTTGGCTCCACCAAACTTGGTTTTGTCCATTTCAGCGTACCTCTTTCCTGCTACTCCACCAATCGAACGGTCCG